GCCCACTCCGCCGGCGATAACTCCGGCTCCAAATGCGAGTACTCGATCAAGCATATGCGCCTCAGATCTTGTCGTACATAACGCCGTCGACGTTGAAGTCAAGCGCCCACTTGGTAACTGTACGGCCATTCTTGTCCTCACCCTCGAACATACCGTCGAAGATGTTGAAGTCGACGAAGTCATCGCCCTGCCCCTTGACCCAGCCAGTCACAGCACCAGCGGGAGTGTGCGGGAACCCGAGCATCTTGTATACCTCGTTGAGGAAGATGTGCCCACGAGTCTGGAGAATATCATTCGCATACTGCTGCTGGCAGTCAAGGTGGAGTTTTGCAAGGTCCTCATCTGCGGACCAGTTGACGTTATCCTCGTCGAAGATAACCCCATAGGGCGAGACTCCGTCAACGGCGGTTACCGCCTCGAGGGTCATCTCGTCCTTGGTGAGGTCCTCCTGAGGAGTGGAGACGAGCGCGTCGAGCACAGCCTCCTTACCAAACTTGGACTCGATCTTCTTCTTGTAGGTCTTGAAGGCCTGATCGACAGCAGCATAAGCAGCAGCCAGAGAGGCATTCCGCTTGAGCATGATTCCGTGCCCAGTAGCCAGCGAGACAATAGAGGCCGCTCCAAGAATCAGGGCGGGGGCATAAAGCTTCGCCAGCTTGGTGGTCATTCGGGTATAGAGGACGACCTTGTCATGCAGGGCGTCCTTGTCCTCGAGCTTTCCGGCCTCGTGAGCCTCGTGGACCTTGACGAGAAGAGCAGCCTCCTCGGCGACAGTCTCCTCGACCTTCAGCGTGGCCTTAGAGGCGAGAATGGTGGTGCCGATGAACCCAGCGGTCCCGGCAGCGGTCAGGATTGTCGGGGCATGCTTGCTGAGGACCAGCCCAGCGCGTCCAGCGAGACGGGTAACAATTCCAAGATTCATTTGATACGTCCTGCTTTCTTGAGTCGAAGGTAGATAGCGATTGCCTGGTCGTCTTCCATGCGTTCAACACGGCGACGCCACTTGTCTGAGTATGGGTAGGCGGCGATAAGCTCTAGCCGCACTTTCTGAGGATTCATCGTGAGTTAATGTGATCCGGTTTCGGGAGCTGAAGCATGTAGCCTCGACGGCTACGGATCACCGACATGTACCGGGCCGAAGTCCAGCCCCAGTTCTCGTCAGTGTATTCGGTAGTGATTCCGCACAAGTCGTACAGGTCCGCAACGGTGGCAAGACCGTATTCTTCGATGAGGTCTCCGAGTCGGTCGATAACGAGATAAGCCTCGTCCCGGGACTCAAGCTCGATTTCCGAGAAGTCATGGTAGCGACGGGTACGAGGTGAAGCATCTCGTCGGTTGCCTGGTGCCATGCCTGGTCGAGAGTACGAGCCGTAGGAGACTCGGGAGGTTGAAGATCCGCCGCGTGGGCGAGGCGAAGACTCTCCGAAGAGGAGACGCTCCACGCCCTGCGAAACCAGATCGGAGAGTGTGTTCTTAATAGCCGGGATCGCAACGTCGTAAAGTAGATACTGGCCAACATTCTCAATATCCTCTCCGACGAAAGCAGCTACAGCCTTCGTTCCAAAGCTCTGCTTCTTCTTTGCTGCAGGCTTTGAGGTCACCTGCTCGATCTTCTTACGCTCTGTGGTCTTGCTGTTTGAGGGTAGGTTGGGGCGGATTGGTGCATTCGCCATAGTGGCTCCTTTGAGAGAGGTGGGGGCCCCAGATTTCTCCAGGGCCCCCAAATATGTCAGAGTGCGTCGATCTCCGCCTTCTTCGCGTCCTCCTCAAGCTGCTTGTACTTGGGGTCGTTCATGACGGACTTGATAACGCTGGCGGGCATGATTCCGTCGTAGAAGGCCTTCACCACGTGAGGCTTGTCCATGAGCTCCTCGAAGAACGCTTCGTACTCAGGGCTGTTGAGGAAGGACTCCTTGATGACGTCGTTCTTGACGAAGCGGTCGCCCTGGCGCTCACCATAAGCAGACCCCACGAGGTCGTCAATGTACCGGATCATCGTGAGGCGGTCCTCGTTGTCAGTAGCCACCTTGAGCATCTGCTCGAAGGACTTGACACCCTCGTACCGACTGATGAACTCGAAGATCTCTCGACGGGAGAGGTTGAAGTAGAGCTTCTTGGTGGTGGGCTCGTCGTCGAAGAAGCCCTTGACTCGAATAACGTGGGTGAACATATGTCAGTTTCCTTTCAGTTGATCTTGAAGTAGTTTTCCTTGGGGGCAACCAAGAAATCAATGGTTAGGACAGGCTCCCCCTTCTCGGTAAGGAGAGACCCGAATTCCACGGAGAGGGCGTTGGGATCAGACCATCCAACAAGCTCACCGGCGGACACTGGCGGAAGCCCAAGTCCGGCGTAGAACTCGTTAAGGGAAGCGTAGCACTCTGAATTGAGCTGTCCGTTGATGTTGTTCTCGACTCGGCGAATGGTTTCGATGTCAGATTTGAAATACCTCCCCGAGAAAGTATCGTAGCACAGAACATCTCCTGATGAGGCCACAAGGACAGTCCCGGGACGTGGTTCACCAGCCTCCTGAACCGATTTCTCTGCAACGCGGGCCGCAACCTTCTGTACGTCCTTCGGTTTAACCACGTCCGACACCGCCTCGCGATATCGTCTAAACGCCGCCTCTGAACCTGAGTAGGCCAGTGCAAACGCCGCTCCACGAGCATACTGGATACGGTTTGCCGCGACAATCGATACCAGAGTTGCAACCCCTGCGATGGCCGGGGGAATGTACACCCGATAAGATATTGCGAACTTCTCCCGCCAGGAGAGGTCATCCGGCGACCGGAGGTTATCTTCGCAATAATCGGCGATCCGTTCAATTGCGAGCGTAGTAGACTTCGCCGTGAGGATGGCAGTAGTGACGGTCCCAATGCACGCGGAGGCTGCGAGAATCGCCGGCGCGTTTGCCTTGATAAATTGCGTACAATTGTTCGCATTGATCACTTTTCCTCCTTGCTCAGATATGCGTCAACTTCCATCCTCACAAGGGACTGGATGTCCTTCCGGGTCAGAGTAAGCGGGTCCTTGCTGTCTCGGTATGCCTTGAGCCAGGTGCCGATGAGGGCCATCAGCTGCGTCCAGAGAATGCAGATCGTAAGGGCTCCGAGAATATACAGGGTCCACCAGATGATGTTCATGAATGCTTCCTTTCTAGTTTCTTGAGCTTGGGGGTCAGTTTCCAGTTCTGCGGATTATTGACGCAATCCACAATGTAATCCGGCGTAAACTCCCAGACACCGTTCTCCTTGGGGAAGTGTCGGAAGTCGATTGAGTCTGCCGCCATTCGTCGGAGGTACTCTCGTCGTCCGTCTCCTCGTCGGAAAGCACGATACTCTGCGGTGACTCCATCAACACCGAGATAGAGTACGGACAGAGCGTCTCCTGTGATAATGTCCGCATGTCTCCCCAGGAGCTCCAGGACCCCTCCGACGGTGAGGATGACGACTCGGTTCGGCTTGGATGGAGATCGGACCAGTTCGTCTCGAGGAACACCATATCGCCATCCTCGGAAGGTCTCAACACACAGGAGATCGGATCGCGCCTCCCATTCAGCAAAGCTTTGATCTTTGAGGAAGTAGTAGGAAGATAAGTCCTCTCCCATACGCTTAGGTCGGGTGGTTGCAGTGCGGACTGCATGGTATCCCTCATCCTGTACCAGCTCCTTCTGGAATGTAGACTTGCCTGAGCAGCTTGGGCCTAGCAGGACTACTAGCATGTGTGCTCCTATCTAAAGAAAAGCCTATACCCCATGTCGGGGTATAGAGCTGGATTACCAGCGGTTGAGTCGGTTGTCACGACGCGAAATGAATCGCTGCTGAACCGTCAGGACGTGCTTCATACGGTTGTTTGCACCCCTGCCAATAAAGCAGGATGCGAGAACAATACCGAGGATGAAGGTCACGGTCTTGATGGTCGAAACGAGAATGCGGGTCATGATGTGTCCTTTCAAACGAGGGGTTTCATAATACACCCCGTTTTTCTCGCGGACTACAGATGTAGCGTCAGTCCGACCCCCAGAACAAACAGGACCACAAGCCCCACCATAAGCCCTGTCTTGATGAGTATTCCGAGTCCAAGCGCGATGATGATAAGTACGCTCGTGATGAGGAGTGCGCATATAGCCGCAAGAGTCCAGTCATTCATCATACCTCCTAGTAGTCGAGTTCCATGAAGATGTACGAGCAGAAGCCTACTCCAAAGATCCCGATGACAGTCTCGCCGAAGACCTTCTCGGGTAGAGTGCTACCAAACTTGCTCCAGAGCACCCATCCGAGAGAGGCGAAGAACAAAGCCATGCAGCCAGTCCATAGGTATTTCATTTATTGTTCATCTTCCTAATCTCGAGCCAAATAAGAAGTAGTATGGTGTAGATACTGAGCCATTCTCCGAATCCCATAGTGCATCCTTTCTAGAAAAGCCTATAACCCAAGTCGGGTTATAGGTGAGAGTTCAGTCGTCAGAGTCTTCGGACTCGACAGCGTCAGCCTCGTCAAGGTCGTCGTGCTCAAGCTCTTCGGATTCCTCGATCTCCGGTACCGAACGGATCGCCATCAGAGTCAGAGCGGTGCCTGCCGCGAATACAGCGGCTCCAGCAATGATCTTGGAGGCGTTCCGCTTGATAGCGGGAACGAGAGCGTCCTTGTTGAACTTGAACTCGAAAACCTTGTCGTTGGTCTCGACGGTGGTGTCGTTGGTGTCCATGGTGGTTCCTTTCGAGTAGAGGGGTCTCATTATAGTCATAGTTTTTTACGCGAAAGCCTATACCCCAAGCTAGGGGTACGGCTTAGACTAGAGTCGGGAATAGATAGGGTGTTCGTCCATCTCTTCCTTGCACTTAGCCTTGTCCAGCTTTTCCTGTAGGATCTTGTTGCTGCAAGCAAGCATGTTGACTTTACACTTGAATGTGTAGGTCTGGTGCTTTTGCTCGTTATAAGCAATTCCGTAGAAAATCGTGAGCATGGTTGTGAGCGCTAGAGCGATGTAGAGCATGGTCTTTCCTTTCGTAGGTCTTCAATATACCCCTAGAAATCCCCGCGAAAAGCCTATACCCCTTGGTAGGGGTACGGCTCCGTATCAGAACGAGATACGGTTCTTGAGTTCCTGGATCTTCTTGGCTTGTGCCTGGTTGATCTTCACAACCTCGTCAATGAAATCCTGGTTCTTGTAGTTCGACTCGAGGAGATCGAGATTCCGCTTGCGGAGGCGAATCAGCTGCGTCTTTAGCTGGTGCACCTCTTCAAACGAGAAGTATGCGATCACCGCAAGGGCGATGACGAGAACCGAGAGTCCGAGGATGGCATAAGACATGGCGTTCCTTTCAGAGTAGGGTCTTCATTATACTCGAGGATACTGACGCGGCAAAAAAGAAAAGCCTAGATCCCATGGCGGGATCTTTGGCTGAAGAGATGATGGATATCAGTTCCACTGCTTCTTCTTGCCGAATACCTCGGCGAAAATCAGCATGGCGCCGATAACGACGAAGGGGAGGGCAATGAGGGCAACGAGAGTGGTCATTGTGGTTTCCTTTCTAGGGTCTTCATTATACCATGTGTTATTTCTGCGACTCCTGTGACTAATGTGACTAAAAACATAAACGCGGGAAAATTCGACGAAACCTTAGATCCCATGTTGGGATCTAAAGTCTTGTCAGAGATAGATGTGGTCGTACTCAGTCGAGCTCAGTCCTGTTGCAGCAAGCTCCTCAGCGTAGTCGAGGGCGGCCTGTGCAGCGGCGGGAGAGAGGTTCATGAGAGTGTCCTTTCTATGTCAGGGTTTCATTATACTCTCCGTTTTTCTCGCGGGCAAAAAAGATAAGCCAAGCCCCCCATGCGTATTGCACAGGGGGCCTGACGAATCTCAGAAGGGCTTAACCTTCATGATGAGCCCGAATGCCTTCGAGCTGACGACAGCGAGTCGCTCGTACTGGAGGACAGCTACGATACCGGCCATCGAGGTGACCGCACCGAGAATTGCGTCCTTGCTGAGCTTCTTGCTTTCGCCAAGGGCTTTGGCTTTTGCAAGAGTCTCAACATTGCGAACAATGGTGGTGTAGTCATCCGATGAGGGATCGTGAAGCTCGGCATCCTTCAGAGCTGACTCGATGGTCTGCTGAATGGGGTCGGGGTTCTTCATAGTGGCTCCTTTCTAGGGTTTCATAATAGGGCAGGTTTTTCTCGCTTAGACCTGCTTGACGTCCAGCGTCACCTTGCCATTACGGAGCATCTCGCCGACGCCCTGGTCGAAGGTCGCGTGAATACCCTGAGACTCGTCCACGTGAAGGGCCCCAGAGGGCTGATTACCCGTGTACTTGTTCGAACTGACGCCCAGAAGCACACCAAGGAAGGTGTCAATAGCGGCAATCGTCCCAGCGACCTCAGTCGGGTAGGGAAGGTGCCACAGGGCAGCCAGAGTGACATAGAGCGCAGAGGTAGCCGGGAGGGCAACCAGAGCAACCCACTTGAAGATGTCGTAGGACTTGTTCGTCATCTGTTTCTCCTTGAGGTGCTTAGCCATCTTGTTTCTTCTTTGCGGGAGGTCTGGGAGTGGGGACGATTGGTAGGCGCTTGACCTCATCGACAATCCTCTCAGCGAGACCGTTTCCTCCGAACTCGGAGTAGGGCTCGTAGAGGTACTTCATAAAGTCCTCATACTCATCGAGCGTGAGGTAGCCTCGGTGAAGATATGTCTTTCCGACATAGACGATGCGGTCATGCGCCATACCAAGCAGCAGTTGGGTACTGGCTGACTTCCTTTCCCCGCGCTTCATAATCCATGCCCAGATCCCGGACGAGCCCAGCACCGAGAATACGATAGCCAGGCTCATGTCCAGGACTGGATTCAGACCGAAGTGCTGCATGTCATCCAATCGCGAAGTAGGGACGGACGCCCTGCTCCGAGGTGTAGGCCGCGGTGTACTCCGATGCGTCAGTACCCACATAGATCGAGGAGTTCGTCGTAGCGATGTCTCGAGTCCAGTAGTTGCTTTCGCAGGCGATGTAGTTCTTGGCCAGCTCGAAGATCGGGAATCGTCCGATACCGAGGTCCCCTCGCTGGAAGTCATGCCTTGAGAGGGCCTGACGTCCGAAGATCATGTCCTCAGTCATAAGGCCAGCCGTGTGAGCCAGCCAGTCCGAGCCAGTGATCTGCGAGAGGTTGTTGTAGGAAGTCGGGAATTTCGTCAGAGGCTGAAGAACGTTACCCGTACCGAATGCGCCCTGAGCCGTGGAAATGGCTCGGTTCAGACCAGTTCTTCCGATCTCAAACGAGGTGAACGCCGTCGGGATGTTGTTCGTGTCGTTGTACCTGCTCGTATAGAGGGGCTGGTCAGGAAGGACGATCACGTGGTGACGGAGATACTTGGGGTAGCCGATTCCGTAGAAGTAATCGAATGCGACAATACGCCAAGTGACACCATTGATCGAGAAGTAGTCGCCCAGGAACATGTTGTCGAAGGTTCCGTTACGGATCGACGTTAGATACGGGTTCACGTTGTTACCAAGGGATCCCCCTCGGAACAGAGAGTTGTGAAGACCCGCATTTCCTCGGCTAGCGATCTGGAAGAGAGTGCTAGCGTTGTTGAGAGCGGAGTTGATGTTTACCAGCTTGCTCTCATTAGTCCCGACTCGAGACTCGACGTTGGCGATCTTGAGGTTCTGCGCCGTGTCAGAGGCCTTCAGATTGGCGACCTCGGTAGCGGTGTTTCCACCAGCCTGAGTCAGTGCGTCTCGAACGGCCTTGAACCAGGTATCGAACTCACCCTGCAGTTTGTTCTGTAGAGCAGTGAGATCGATCGTGTTCGCCGGACCACCGATGTACGGGGCACCATTAGAGCCACCGTAACCGACTCGAGAGGAGACATGCTCCGGAGAGATCTGCCGAGCAGCCTTGAGTACTCGGATGTTGGCGAGCACCATGTACTTCTTACCCGGGGTATCTGTCGGCAGAGGAGCCTGCGGGCTACCAGAAGCCTGACCAGTCAGCACCTCGAGCCGAGCAGCTCGGACTGCCTTGTTGTTGTCAACAGACAGCACGATCGAGTCGATACGGTCCAACGAGGCGTGAGCGGCGCTGATGGACAGCTTCTCGTCAGCGGTGTTCTCCACCCAACGACGGTTCAACCAGGCCTTGCCGGATCCGACATAGATGGCCATCTCGTTGGTCCCGGGTCGAACCAGGAAGTGGTCACCGACATTCGGGAACACACCATCCGAGATGATCCCGTCGAACAGGGCACCGAACTGCTCAGCGTCGTATACCCTGTCTCCGTTAACTGAATTGTAGAAACCACTAGATAGAGGCATTTGCGAAATCTCCGTCTCGAGGCTCGATCACGATACCGGGCCCCTTTCGTAGGTAGTTGAGACGGAATGTGTCACCCGTCCACTTGTTTCGAGAAGCCATCGAGATGGCAGGCGTCTGCGTGAAACCGCTGTCGGACCATGACTCGGTCATCTCAGTCAGCTGAGCCTCAATGGGCTGTGCACCGTTCGAGGGGACGTAGTACATCACATCTCCGCAGACGAAGCCCTTGCGGTACTCCACGTTCGAGAAGTTGTCAATCTTACCGGACATGACACCCAGCGGGTTGTACTTCGGGAACATGGCGTCCAGAACCCAGTAAGGATACCACATCTCGGTCAAGGCCGAGACCATCTGCTTCTGGACTGGCGTCAGGGCCTTCCAGTCCTCAGCTCGATAGGGCTTGTGGACCTGAGTGTTGTTCCACAGGGCCTCCCGTCGGTCCACACCATCGCCATAGCGGAGTCGGTGCTCCCTACGGTGAGTCGTGCCATCTGCAATCCAGTTGTCATTCAGCTCGACGTCACCCGAGTCAAAGATCTCGTAGACGACATTCTTCGAGTCAACAATGGAGTAGACGGCCTTGTAGTCCGTGAAGTTCTCGTTCTTGTCGGAGAGCACGATAGTCTCGACAAGGCGAGGGTGCCGGATGTAGGTGTGGAAGTCCCCCTGTTCCCAAGTGACCTTGTAGTAGAGGGGATATCCATTTGGCTTGCAGGCCTGGAGGATCTGCCCGAATGGCTCGTTAAGAGGACACCGGTCCCAAACGACCCACTTACCGTCCTGGAGCTTCTGGCCCGTGTCATTCACATAGGCGTATTCACTGACTTCAGGGTCTGTATGGAAGGTCCATCCAGGAAGGGCTCGAGAAGCTCCAGCAGCCGCCCCAAGGTGGTTGTTGGCCATCTGCTGAGCGAACAACTGAGCGTTAAACTTCTGCTGCGCATCAGGCTTGATGAAGGTCTTGTGCTCCAGGACTCGCCAGGTGTAGACACTCTCGAGGGATCGGCCAGAATATGTGTGCTTGTAGCTACCGTTGTTCTGCTGCTCGATGGAGCAGGTCTCGATAACCATCACAGTATCCGTGTCATCTCTCGAAATGAAGTTCCCGAGGCGATACATGGGTACTGAATCAGTCGTGAAGACCGCCAGCTCGAACTGACCGAAGTCGTAAGCTCTCTCGGTCCAGTTCAGTGAGATGAAGTCGTCTGGAATCTCACGTGTGTCCTTCCAATCCAGACGGTTTCTGTAAAACAGATGCATTAGACGCCCCTATACAAGGTCTCGTATTCGATAGAGATATCCATGTCGTTGGGGTTCCCGACGAACTGCAGACCAATGGTGTTGTTGCCCGGGTGGAGCTTGATCCATTGACTCTTGATGTCGAGAACACCGGTGATGAACGACTCCTTACCGCCGGCAATGTGCTTGACGGACTTCTTGGCAGGCCGAGTGTCGATGACAAGCTGCTCGCCACGGTAGAAGTCCTTGACCTTGTTGATGATCATTGCCTCGTCGTAGGTCTGGTTGATCACGGTCAGATTAGACACATTACCGTTGAAGGAGAAGGTAATGACAACACCTGTGTCAGCGTCGCCGAGGTAATTGATGTCCTTACCAGACGAGTTGGACATGTCGCCGAAGATGAGTTCCTTGGGGTTGTCCGCAGACTTGAACGGGAACTGGAACAGAGGCGTGACATCATTGAACCCAACGAGACCCGTGATGGACGGGGAGTTGGATCGCCAGTAAGGATCGATGGCAATCAGCGAGATTCCGATCTCCTGCCTCTCGGAGAAGATGTTCGGCTCGACTGATTCGACAATCATACTGGACTTGACGGCCACCTGGTCAGTAACCACGCCGAAGGTCACCGTCTCCCCAACAGGGAAGTAGTGGTAGATCTTTCGGCGTTCAGTCTGGATGTCTTCCCCGACGGGGATGAGGGTGAGAACCACATTACGAGTCCCCACCCTCGCCCCCTTCAGGAACGCCCCATCAATCAGCGCATACCGCTCAAGACTGAGCTCCGTCTTGACTGGGCCAAGACCGGTGATCTCCTTGACTGCGATACCCGAGCTCCAGGGGTCGAATAGATCAAGATTGAGGGATTCGCCCCCCTTGTTGAGAGATGAGACTTCGGTGATCATACAGTCAACGCGTCCTTTGCCATGGCCAGCTGCGTCTTGGTGTTGCGGTAGATGTCCGCAGCGTCAAGGGCCTCTGGCGAGTTATTCGTCTGGTTGAAGGTGATGTTCGTGGTGCCATTTTGACTGTTCTTGTCGTCGAACTTGGCATCCACAGGAATTGTAGGCCGTGCACCATTCGCTGCATTGAGCGTGGTGCCGATTGCAGGCATGAGGCTGTTGATCCCCTTTGCCTGCTTCTCCATCTCCTCGAGATTGAGAACGGGCTTGACTTCCGGCTTGTAGGCCGGGTCTTCCTCTATGAGTTCATTGACTCCCTCGAGTGCCTGAGACAGAGCCTCATAGGCAGTCTTACCCATTCCCTCGCTAGCGTTGGCGATGTTCTCGTGCTCGGCGCGGATACCGATAGCAAGACCCTCGCCCATGAATCCACCAATAGTCTTCATGAGTCGAGAAGGAGAGGCAATACCCAGGTAACTCTTCATCTTAGAGATACCGTTCTTGGCGCCCTGAACCAGCTCAGAACCGATCTTCCAAGCCTTAGATGCAAGACCACCAGTGACACCATCAATGATAGCCCAAGCGATCTCCTTACCGACTTGGCGGAATCGCGCCGAGTAGTTGTTGATCGCATCTCGGACACCCTCAAGGAACTTAAGGATGGTCCACGCAGCCTTATCGATGATCCGTCCAGCATTATTACCAATTCCATCTAGGAAGTTGATAACGAGATCCGCACCTGCATTGATAATGCTCTGCATGTTGTCGGCAATACCCTGGATGAACTTAGCAACCGTGTCTGCGCCCTTAGCACCATACTCATAGGCGTGGTTATCCATTTCTGTCAGGATAGCGCTGATTAGAGTGAAGATTGCAGAAACCACTAGCGGAATGTTCTCGATGATGGCATATAGTAGCGCGCCAATAAGCTTGGCCATCGCTACGCCCATCTCGGGAGCCTTCTCACCAAGAGTGATGATGAAGTTGGCAATGGCGTTTGCGAAGTCGATGGCCACCTGAGGTAGAATTGCCGATAGCTGCTGTAGACCCTCGGTAAGAACCAGGAATGCTGCTGAACCAGTAGTTGCACAGATACCCAGAACTGCCGCAAACGCAGCCAGGCCGATCGAAATCGGAAGTAGCGCTAGACCAAAGGCTAGCAATACTGCCGTCAGAAGAATCAGACCTGGGGCAACCATTTCGGCCACCCAAGCAGCCGCCAGGAGGACAATGAATCCTCCCGCCAGAGCCACGAGACCGATAGCAACCTGCATCCAGCTCAGACTGCTGAGTCGTTCCATAGCCGCGGCGAATACCATTAGGCTGATTGACCCAATGGCCAGACCAATAGCCCCTTCCTTGAAGGTGTCTGCTGCCGCCATTGCAAACACCAGAATAGCCAGACCAGCAGCGAGAGCGATCATTCCCTGGGCAAGCTTGACAATATCCATGCTGCCGAGAATATAAACAGCTCCGACAAGGGCCATTATACCAATAGACATAGCCAGGATTGCTGCTGCTCCTCGGCCACCAGACCTACCTGCAACGTTTGTTGCAACAGATAGAACTGCAATGAGGACTGTCACTGCGACAGTTCCCTGGACAAGACGCCCGGTATCCATAGACCCAAGCAGGTAGATCGCCGAAACCAGGATGTTCACCGAGACAGCCAACCCTAGAAGGATACCTGCACCCTTGGCCATAAATGGGTTCTGGCTCACTAGCTGCATAAACCCGGTCAAGGTCCAGATAATGAGATTCAGAGCAATAACACCCTGCAGAGCCGTGCCTAGTTTCATCGATCCGAGCATGTAAACTGCTGTTGAAAGAAGAATGCACGCTACTGCCAGACCCAAAAGAAGGGTTGCTCCTCGTTCAACGCCTTTAAGATGCGTCGTCTGCTTCATGAATTCCGCAAGAGAACCAAGAAGCACCTGCATTGCAATAACGCCAACAAGTGCGCCCTTAACATCCATGCCGGAAAGGATTCTGACTGCAACAGCCATGAGAATCAGTGCCGCCCCAAGAGCGATAAGAAGGCCCATGATGAGCGGGGCATGCTTCTTGAACGCCACCATCTTGCCCATAGACTCAATCATATCATTGAGCATGTTGAAGAGAATCTTCATCACACCAAGCGTGATCAGAAGCTTCGGTGCTGGTACGAGAGACATCACGACCAGTGCCCCGGCAAGAACACCGAGCGCGATAGCGATAGTCAGGAGAGCCTTGGCCTTGAGTCGCTCCTGGAATCCCTCAAGAACCCCTCCAAGCTGGTCGAGAACGTTACCGAACTTCTCGGCGACGTCTCCGATCTTGTCGAAATTCTTCTTGAAGGAGTTGATCCATCGAGTGAATGCGACAAGTGTTCCAGCGCCAATAGCCCCAACAAGAATCTTACCCATGTCATAAGACTTGAGGTTCTCGTTAGACTTGGATAGCGCCTCACCAAGGCCGCCGAACGCCTTCATCGCAGCACCCTTAACATCCGGGGCGAACTGCTGCTTGATGAAGTTCTTGAACTCGATGAGCTTCTGCTTGATGGTCTCGAAGAGCTCGGGGAGATGCAGCTGCTGTGCAATCCGCTTGATGTCTTCCGCCCACTTGAGGAGGAAGTTCTGCTTGGCGGCGCCAGCCGCATCCTTAGCCGCTTGGGCAGTAGCGGTACCGACAGATGCCACTGCACCAGCAGCCTCTCCTGCCTTCTGCTTCACATCACCATGTCCATTGACCCAGTCTCGGAAGGAGACCGCCAGTTCCTTGAACTTCTGGCCAGCAGCGTGAGCGGTAGCTCCGAGTTTCTCCCAAGCACTGCTATTTTGAATCTTCTGCCAAACTTCCTCGAGTGCGTCCTTCAGCTCAATGAGTTTCTCCTTGAGCCACTGGACCTTCTCCGCAATCTTCATCTTCTCGCCGAGTTCGTTGAACTTCTCAGTGAGTTTCGAGATGATGGCCTCGGACGAGGATAGGTCACCAAGCTGGAAGCCCTTGAAGTAGTCTGAGACGGCAGCCTTTCCGGCATTCAACTTCGCCTTGAGCTTGTTTCCGACACTCTCACTGAACTCGTGGAGCTTATTCTTCGCTTTGTCGATGCCATTATGGAGGGCGTCCATCGCAGCGGAGAACTGTTGGCCAACAATAGAGTTCTTAAGCGCGTCTTTTACGAGGCCGAACTTCGAAGATAGGTCCTTGAGTGTCTGCCCAACCTTCGTCACCTTGGTGCCGACATCGAGCCACATGATGAAGTCATGAATCTTCTCGACGACCCACTTAATGGCCTTGCCGAGCAGATCGATCGGTGGAAGGAGGAGCTTGAGTAGCTTTCCGCCAATGTCGAGCTTAGTAAACCACTGATCGAACCAGAAGATTACCTTACCAAGTACCTTAGTGACCTGGAAGATGCCGGAATTGAGTCCGGTAACTGCCGGGAAGAACGCCCCGATGATGTGCGCAGCAACAGTAAAGATGACCTGCCCGACCTCAGAGATTACCGTCCACAGGATGTGGAACACAGAGAACAGACCTTGGAACGTCCACTGCAGTTTGTCGGCAAAGTTATCGGTGATGATCAACTTCTCAGTGAAGTCAGCAAAGGCCTTCACAATTCGGTACAAACCCTCGGGCGAAGCATTGAGGAACACCTTACTAAAGGCCTGCCCAACTTGCCCAAGGACCTTGACCGTCGCCTTGAACAGGTTCAGAAGAGACCTAAGAATCTCCTCTCGACCGCCCAGAGCGACGAATCCCTTGAGGAAGTCGTTTCGAGCCATGGACATGTCGTTAATGACTCCACCAACCCAGTTTCCGACTGCTGTGAACAGCGTCTGTGCCTGGTTGAAATCACCGATCAAGATCCGCCAAGTTTCGGCCCATCCTGATCCCATGGCTTCCTGCCAGGTACCGATCATCTGGGTAAACGTACGAATCTGGGTAGCCGAGTCTCCGGCTCGCTGAGCCAGATCCTTAAGCCGAGCGGCCTGTTCCTCGGAGTAGCCCATCTCCATGATCTGAGCTTCAGATAGGTCGTTTGTCATGACCTTAAGAGTCTGGAGCATGACCTCGGAGGTGAGCCATCCTTCCTGCAGTGAGAGCCTGAAGTTCCCCTGCTTCTCGATGGCCGCATCAACACCGGTATCCATGATTCGAGCTGTCTCGATCAGGGCGTCCTGGAACTGCTTACCAGCAATGCCAGCGTGCTCGAGAGACATCCAGTCCTGAAGCTTGACTACGCCGGAGCTCATGGCCTGGGCGAGCTGATAAGTTGCGCCAGCAGCTTGTGTGGCATTAGCTCCAGACAGGGCGGCCATGTTCGAGAAACCTTTAACGGCGTTTGTTGCGTCATTCAGGCCAATACCTGCAACCGTGAACGTACCAATCGAGTTGGTCATCTCGGTGAAGTTATATATGGTCTTGTCCGCATAGGAGTTCAATTCGTCCAATGCAGCATTGACCTCGTCCAATGTGGTACCATTTTGACTGGTGTTAGCTAGAATGGTCTGGACAGCGTTAATCTGGGTCTCGTATTCCTTGAAACCGTCGATCGCAGGCTGGACCATCTGCTGAAGAATGGATTTACCCGCATCGATGGCGGCAGCTCCGATTCCTCCGAGAGCGGCAATGCCAACTCCCTGCATAATGGACATATTGGAGGCTGCATCAACTGCTGATCGAGCCAAATCACCAAGCGTGGTGTTCCTTGCGATCTCTCCGACTCGCTTCAGGCCAGCTGCAGCGTTGTCCATCTTCAATGAATCACGGAGCTTGTCCATGCTTGAGGCAGATTCCCGGATGGCAGACAGGAACTGCTTGTTATTCATCTTGAGCGAGACTACCCGCTCATCAATAGTTGCCACTATCTAGTGACCTCCTTCCAGGCCTTCTGAGCTATCTTGTCGAAGACCGGTCTGATAGCAGGATTGATGTAGTCTCGACCAACGACGTAGCCGCCATTGCGGGTTCCGTGGCCGTATTGGATGAGTACGGCGATGTTGGCGCCTTTGTTAACGTTGGAATTCGTCCAGGTAATCTTCCAGTTGTTACCCTTTCGAGTAACTTCGTAGTTCCAGGACTTAGAGGTCAGGCCCGACCTGGAGGGGGTCGCCGCCGCGAGAGCAGAAACCCCCTCCTTGCCGAACTGATTCATGATCAGAGCCAGGTCAAGTTTGGTCATTCTGTCAAACCAGTTTCTGGTCATCTTCCATTCGCCCTGACTCTCGATCGTGATCATGATTCTCCTAGACTAGACTCTCGGTTAGGATGTTTGCAACACCAGAGACCATGCATCCCGCAGCGCCCTTTTGCATTGCTTGGTTGTACTGGTCTCTTGTGGCGCAGATGTGTGCCCAGACCGGTTTACCCAGGGCAAGGGTCTTAGTCCAGGTCTGCTGGTCTGCCTCGAAGGACATTCCGAGGTAGTCCCAAGGACCGGCCCAGCCATTAAGTCGCCCGTCAGCGACATGCTCCGGGTAAGAGTACCCCCAGCACTTCCATCCATCCGCCTTCCACTGATTGACGAGCCAAGTTGCATCAACAGAGAACTTCCAGATGATCCTATTCTTGGCGTCGGATGGGAAGAACTGCTTCAGCTCTTGCCATTTGCCAGCCGAATACTTCGGGTCCAGGACTGTGATGTGACTCGACCCGTATGCCCGGAAGTAGTCCTCGACCTTCATGATTGGTTCACCAACAGTCTTGAACTTTCGGATCTCGTCCCAGGTCATTTCAGTGACGGGAGTGCTTGGCGCAGTTGGATCAGTACGCTGAAGGGTCCGATCGTGATTCAGGAACCAGATTCCATCCTTCGAGCGCTGACAAGACACCTCAAGAGCCCCTGCTCCGAACATGACGGAGTTGGTATAGGCTCTTATTGATGCCTCAGGCCAGCTTACCGAGCCGCCACGATGAGCCACAAGAAACCCCTTAGTGATCATCATGGTTCCGATGTCGGGATAGCCCTTAGGAACAGCCCTCATGTGAGCTGGAGTCTCGGAATCGTCCGCCTCGAATACAGTGACAATCCCTCGTTCTGCTCCGACGATCTCGACAGTAGGATTGGCTTCCTCCTGGGCCGCAGCATCGATCATCGGGGTTAAGTAAACCCACGCCCATGCCGAAGCGTTGGGGATTCCCGTGATCTTCTCAGTCTCGCCGACAAGAAGTGCGGACCAGGAGTCGGTCGTGGAGTTCGTTCCGGCGTTCCACTTGTTCTTGGTGGTTCGCCAGTCCGTCAGAGGGGTACTCTTGTTTCCATGATACTGCCCGGCAACCAGACCAAGACGTTTCGGATCAATCTCTGGAAGCCCGGCTTGCCAGGTATGGATGTCGAAGTCCTTGACGCCCCGGACGATGATCATCACAGCCCGTTCTCGAGCGCCGGATGCCACTGTTCCTCCGAACTGAACCCCAAGAGTATCTTGCGGGTTGGTCACCCTCTTGACGGCGACATAACCCGACCGGCCCGCAGCGTTTACCTGGGCTGCAACCACCCATCCTGTCGGCGGACGAGCAGCAGTGTTTCCGAACTGCGATGCATAAAACACCACAGCCAGGTCTCCCCACTGTGACAGAGCCATCAGATCGGGCATGGATCCGCCCATTCCTTCACCAACAGCCTGAGAAACGAACTCGATTCCCTCAGGAGGAGTTGGGTAGACCTCAAGGCTGTGGATCAGGATATCATGGCCAGTCGATGGGACCTGAATCGATGGTAACCATAGTGGGTACTGACTATCCGGCAGAACGATGTCAAGGTCAATTGTCCGCTTAGTGCCGGCCGGAAGACGTTTAGTCTCGATGAGCTCCTGAAAGATGTTCTCTTTCTTGGCGTTGAGCCGGCTTGCCCGGAAGACTAAGCGGTTCTCGTCACCAGAGGTGTAGTTCAGGGTGAACCGGAACTTCTTCTGGAGAACTGGAATGGCGTGCTGGTCGTATGGAGTGGTTGAGGAGTTTACGTTGATGTAAGCTCCGTCGCCATCTCGTCGGCCATTACTGAACCACCACGTTCCCAGAACTGGGAGCATGCTGGCCATTATCGAGCTCTCCTCACAATCACAGTTCCAGAAGGAGTTCCGGCAGGAACCGGATCATCCTTACCGAGGACGAGGATCTTAGAGCCGTCTGAAGTCATCCCGTCGACCCTGAGCTTGAGCTCTAGGTATCCCTTGATCCACGGAATGATGAGTTCTCGGATCTTCTCACCAGGCGGGTTAGCGTAAGGGTTGCCAACTGGGGCCCATTGACCACCATTTTGACCGTCCTCAGCAAGAACGCCGTCAGTGACGTAGACATGGCCAATTCCGAGCGAGTCGAGCTTCTGGAACACCTCGCGGTAGTTCAGAGAGTTGGTCGTGTGGACTGTAGCCCACCAGCGAGTCGACGGGTACTCGGCCATGTGGGCCGGAAGGATCGGAGTCTGCTCGTCATTCGTCAGGAACTTCTGGGCCGTACCTTCATACATCATGCAGACGTTGAAGTCGAGCTTGCACATCTCCTCAGAGATGTTGGATCCAGTATTGATCCCAATGACGAAGTTGAAACCCTCATTAGTACGGATCGTGTCAATGAGATCCTTGTACCATGGGACTCGCCCAGCCTGGTCGCCCCAGCCGTTGATTACCTCGTCGAGGAAGACGCCCTGGACAAGGTCCCCATACCACTGCTTGGCGCGCTTAAGCTGTTCAAGAATGTAGGTCTTGGTGAACTTGTCGGGGTTCGGTATGTTATTCCGAGCAGGATCCGTAGCAGGAAGACTGGCAACACCATATTGAGTCTTGATGTAGAACAGGATCTTCTTTGCTCCAGCTGCAAGAGCCAGTTCAGCCTGCTTCTTGAAGTCCTTCTCGTAGGCTTCCCAGTCCCCGCTGTTGCGGTTCATGATGACATACCCAAGTTCGTCACGGAACTTGAGTGTCTGGGCCCACTTCGAGAACTGCCCAGGCTTACCGTCCTGGTAATAGTCAGGCCAGTAGTATGTTACAGGTGAGTAGTACCGAGCGCCAGTCTGGAATGGGTTAAGATTCTTGGCAACGAGAGCATTCGTAGCATTCAGATCTACTCGATCAGCCTTCGTGGCCAGTTGAGCAACATCCGCCTTCTTAGCGAGCGCGGTAGTGGCAGCCGACTGGGAGTAATAGGTCGATGCCGCATTCATATTCGTCAGGAACTTTGCATTGAGCGCCGCTTCCTTCAGGTACTCTGGAAGAGATGCTGCTCCTCCAGCCTGTCCAGGAGGACCCTGCTCTCCGCGAGGTCCTGGGTCGCCCTTGGGTCCTGGGTCGCCCTTCGGGCCTTGAATACCAGGAGGCCCAGGAGGACCAACAGGCCCTACGCCTCCACCGCCTCCGCCACCACCGAAAGGGAGTGGGGCGATCTCATCGGTGGGATCGGCGGCCATGATGTCGATTTCTCCGCCCTGGGTAAGGGCCAAGTGCTTGACTAGGTCAATCCCGGGGGAGTCGACATAGATGGTGTGGGTCCAGGCGCCAGATGGGGTCACTCCAGCACCCGGAGCCAACACCTCAACATTGACAGCACCAGCCTGGTCTGTCCGAACAGTATGCTCTCGCATACCAACTGTGACCCCGTTGACAGTCGCCGTAGCACCGACGACGTCAGGAATGATTCGGACGATTGCCCGACCCTTTTCTCCTCCCGGGATGGTCCCGGTTAAAGTGCAGTATGGGGCTGCCATTGTTTAGCCTCCTACGGCTGTTCAGCGCGATCAAGCATCGCGTTTACTCGAGTGTTTGTGTCTGGACCGTAGACGCCGTCGACCTCGGATCCGACTGCGCGCTGGACGTTCTCAACGGTCTCGTCGTGAGCTTCCTCGGACGCCTCCCCCCAGATTCCGTCCTGCTCAGTACCGACGACGGACTGAGTGAACTTAACGCCGAAGGGGAAGGTCTTCCCGCCCCACGATGAGGCACAGGACAGAGCATAGCACCGAGAACGAGTGTTCGGACCGGCGACGTTGTCGGGGTTCGCCCGAACGGCCCGCTGCAGGGCACGGATGTCAGCAGGACCGGACTTGGCGCCGCCGTCGGAGTACGCAGGACGGATCACATAGGCGATCGATTCGCTACGGACACGCCGCCATACACCATTACCGGCACTCTGAGATCCCCAGTCACCGGAAGAGGTGTTTCCCTCGATAGTCTGGAGCGTACCGCCTCCCAGATTCTTCTCGACGAATCCCACATGGTCTGTTCCACCGCCGTCCCAGTTGAAGATGAGGACATCTCCGGGCTGGGCGTCGTAAACTGACACGAAGTAAGCCGTGGGGTGCTGACGGACCTTGTTAACGGTATAATCTGTGTTGAAAGAGAACCCGCCAATAGCGTCAATTTGTCCGCACTCGTCCAGGCACATGCTAACGAAGAGCATACACCACCACACAGAGTCGGACGGTCCAGCAAGCCACTGCTGACCAGATCGTGCGGCCCAGTAACGACCGGCTTCGGATCCTGGCTGTGGGTCATCTGGAGCATAGTATCCAATCCTCGCCGCAGCTCGAGCGAGGACCTGCTGTGCAACGCTCACTGCATCACCTCAGTAGTCTGGGACACGTGAATGTCCTTGTCTTCCATAGGGTCAGTGCCGATGTGAGCCTGCGGGGCAAATGCCTCGTCAGGGAACTCTTCGTGCTTTCCCATAATCATCCCTTCGAGCCAAGCGCTTGGCGCCTAGCTCTGTTCAAATCCCGGTTCCTTGACAGGATGTCGGACCGGGACATCTTCTTCTCTGGCTGATTCTTCTCATTGCAGACTCGAATCAGCGTTAGTAGACGGCTCAGATGCCAGGTCTCGCACTCAAATGGGATCTGGCAAGCGATCATCCAGTAGTAGATCAGTTCTGAGGAAGTGTATTCCCCGGAACCGTCCTTGTCGCCCTTCTTAACGAAGGTGGTCGCCGTCTTTGTGTCGGCCATGTAATTACTTACACGTTCGATTTCACTGGCGGGGAGTCTATCCAGAAGCTCACGATTGTATTCCTCATCAGTGATCATGCACTCGATGTAGAGGAGCATCTCCTCTGGCGAGACATCTTCATTGCCGATAAGGTGTTTATGGGTGATCGACTCCCATTTTGACAGTGCGATCAGGTTGTGCTCCAGGTGTAGTTCTCCGCCGGGCAGGGAGACGAATGACTGTGTCTCCTCGTCAAACCCCTCGACCTCAGGGATAGAAACTATAAGCATTGCAGGCACCGAGGGCCCAGGAGTCTAGGTCTCTGAGCCCCCGGTGTAGTCATCAGCCTGCGAAGTGGGCCTTGATCTCGTCGGGAAGGAGCAGCTTGGGCTCGGAGGCCTGCTGCCCGCCCTGAGCGTCGGCACCGAACAGCTTGGCCTCGAGGGTCTTCAGCTTTGTGGCGTCGACGTCCAGCGACGAGATGGTCAGAAGCGAGGTGGGCTTGGCGCCGCTCACGTTGACGGGCGTGGTCGAGATCTCCCACGAGAACGAGATCGCCTCGGGGGAGTCATTGACCGTCTTGTAGCCCTTCTCGGAGGGAGAAGCCTTGCAGCCGTACAGGACGTGCAGCTTGTAGCCGCGGTCCTGACCCGCAACGTCGTCACCGATCTTGGTGCGGTAAGCCAGTCCGAAGGCGACACGATCCTGCTGACCGATCTTAACACCCTTGGCCAGCTCGGCGGAGCCGTCGCAAGCCTCGAACTCGTCGGGGTAGGTGTAGGCCTCGATCGTGCCCTTCAGCTTCTCAGCAGAGAGAAGCGACAGGTACAGAATGTTGTCGGCGTAAAGGTCAGTAGCCTCGGCGCCCTCGGGCTTCTCGGAGATGGCGGTGATACCATTCCAAGCAACGCCCTTGCCGTAGGTCTTGGTGCTGGGGTCGTACACATACAGCGCGCAGTGATCAACACCAGTCTCAATACGACGCTCGCCAGTCTTGTCCCAGACAAGTGCAGCCATGTTATCTCCTAGTAATAGACATCGAAGATGTCGTGATAGAGGTTATCGGTCACCTGTCGAGTCATGTGACGACTAAACAGGAGATCTTCGAGTTTGGTCCTAGTCGGGTCCTCGGGATGGCGGGCGATCAGGGTCACCTGAAACCGATTCGCCTTGATGTACTTCTGATTGTCAGCATACATCGGATCGCCCGGGTTTCTCTCGTAGATGATACATGGATACGAGAGCTTGATTGACGGGAGTGGCTGATAATAGACATTCTCAGACCCGAGGATCTCTACCAGCTTCTCATGGAGAGCTAGGCGTCGGTCCATTATACACCCCCGTCATCTCGAGAACCAGCCGGGGGAACTTCAGTTCGACATAAGAGACTTTCCAAAGTCCCCCCAGCCAGCGAACGTACCTGAGATTCTGGACATTATCCGTTATGTAGCCATCAGCAATGACGCTGATCTGGTTACTCAGGTTGATTGATCCAAGAATCTCATCGCTGCTACTAAAGCGACGTGCTTCACGAAAGATGTCGCCATAGTACTGCTTCTCGATGATCTTGTCTTCCCAAATTCCCGGCGAAGTTTGGACCTGCGTAGCGAATCCTATGTCACCGAAGAATTTGGCCATCTATCACGGCTCCGGAACGACGTTCCCGTCCTCGGTCTTCCGCTCGACGATGATCGCAGACTTCGGGTGAGTCAGCGCACCGGAGAGACGGGTCTCCAGGAGGTAGTGGTACTGGTTGAAGCTGATGTCAAAGTCCTCGGCAGCAAACAGCTGGCCGCCCTTATCCGCACCGATCGTGTAGTCAGTCATGTTGACGATGATACCCAGAGCGTCAACAGTACCGTTCTTGGCGGAGGTGCGCTGCAGACCCTTCATCAGCGGGACCTTGACGATCTTCGAGACGCCGACGTAGTCAGCCAGCTCGGAGACGCTGCGGAACAGACGGTGACCCATCTTGTCCTTCAGCAGAAGGATCTCGGTGACCATGTGAGGCTCAGCAAACCAGGTCGGGTTACCGGCACCGTCGTAGTCGTCCATGGCGCGGACGATAGAGTCCAGAACGTCCTCGGTGGTGGTGGCCTTGGCAAGGACGACACGCGGAGCGTACAGCGAGTCCTCCTTGTAGATGGGGCGGATGCAGTCCTCCTTGATCTTGTCCTTGGAGGAAGCCTGGCGACCATCGCCGATGAGGACAGCTCGACCGAGCTCCTCCTCGATCATGATCTTCATCTCGCCACGGATCCAGGACACGACATCGAAGTCGGTAATGTCCAGGATGTCGTCACGGTCCAGACGCTGCTTCTTGTAGATGGTGGTCGGCGAGGTGACACGCTGCAGAAGCGTGAAGACCTCGTCTTCCTTCTTATTGCCCTTGATGTAACCCTTGGCACGGGCCTCGTCGGCGGTAATGTCGGCGAAGCGCGTGCGGATTCGGGAGAAGGGCGAGTGCTTGGCGCCCCCGACAACAGCGTTGACCCAATCGGTCTTCCGCTTGATGAATTCCGGGGTATTCCACAGATCCTTAGCCTCGGGGAAGAGGGTCTCGATCTGCTTGATGCCATAGGCGTCAGCGTGAGCCAGGATGGCCTGCTTCAGAGAGCCGCCGGAACGGGCGTCCTCGAAGATGGTCTCAACCTGGGCGTGGGTCAGAACCGGGAGCTCCTGGGTGTCAGCGGAGCCCTCGAACACATTCTTGTGAGCCAAGTCGTCTTCCTCAGTAGTAGTGTCGGAATGGGCGGTGTCATCGACCTCTTCGGTCTCAGACTCCTCCGCCTCCTCGTCCACGGAATCAACCAGCTGTCCGACGATGGCGTAAACCGCCGTCTTCTGCTCCTCGGTCATTCCGTCGAAGATCTCCCCAAGAGTGGGGTCGTCCTCGTCGCCCTCAGCATTGGCCTCAGGCTCCTCCTCAGCGTGCTCGACGTCTTCCGTCTCCTCCGCCTCGAAGTCCTCATCCTCATCGCCGTGAGAAACGAAGTCGAGATCCTCGTCAGTGTAGATCACAGCCGCAATCTCCTCTCCGTCGTCACCATGCTCGATGGAGACTTGGTCAATGAGTGCGCCAGGGTTGGCGCCACGAAGCACCAGGCTGACCTCGACGAGCTCACCGTGGACAACATCGTTGCCCTTGGCCCGAACATGGGTCGCATAGATGCTCATCGCCTTTACGTCACCGTTTCGGACCATCTCTCGAGCAGTCCGCCCACGGTCGGTGTTGTTCAGATGGGCGTAGGCGTAAACCCCATCCTCACGAACCTCAAGGTCGGCATGGCCGAGGACGTTCTCAACATCCCCATGCTTGTGCTGCCAGACCAGAGGAACGGTCTTCCCGTCATACGCCGCAAATGCGCCATGCCGGATGATCTTATTATCCGAGCACCGAACATCGTTCTTGGTGGCGTAGCCGGAGAAGTCGCACTTAACTGCCATTTTGACTACTCTCCATCAGTTCGGAAATTGGGATATCGGCAGCTGGGATCTCCTCGATAGGCTCTTCACCTGTCGGCTCCATCTCGGTTGCCGGATTGATGTTGGAGTTCACCAACTGGTCTGCCGTCTCTTCCTCCGATTGCGGCCAGCCGAACTTCGGGCGAAGCTCATTGGCAGTACCGATCTCGTTACGCTTGACGGAGTCGACCAGTGTGGACATCTCCTCGAGCGGGACGTTGAGGAACGGATCCTCGATCGCCATGATCCGCTGCTTCTGCGTTCGGGCAGTCTTCGTGAGGAATGTCCGGGTGAGGGCATCAGTGATCGCCTTCAGAACTGGGCGAACCGTGCGGTTCTGGTAGTTCAGCATCTGACGAGCGTCAGCCTTACCTGTGAAGACGTCTTCCGTCATTCCGAGCTGGTTGTACAGCTGCGTGGTGAGCCACTGGATCTGACTCATGAGGTTGTTCTCGGACGGTCGGTTCAGCTGAGTGATTCGCTCCGCACCATCGGTGTAGGCGATACCATACTGAGAACCGGCGAGCTGTTCCTCAATCGCCTTTCGCCTGGCTTCTGCCTGCTGCTTCTTCAACTCAGTCTTTACGACGTACGGAAGCTGAATGATAATGTCCAGCTTACCGGATCCAGACTGCTTATCAATAGCGTCCAGCAGATGCAGCTTCTGAGTGAGTCGCTGTAGAGTGGAGTTCGGTGCATTCATGACGCTGTACAGAGGATTCTGCACAACAGCCACGAATTCCTTCTCCAACGTGAGCTGTTCTCGCTGTCCAGTTTGGTCGTTGTAGACCTCTACCCGGACATGGCGCGGATACCAGTTGAGAATTGTACCAACACGCATGGACTTGATGTCGTAGCCCTGAGTCATGTCGGGGCTGACGTCTGTGTCCACAGGAACAATCGCTACAGCGCCTTCCTCGAACAGAGACAGCACAAGATCCTGGAAGAATCCCTGGCCGGTCTGGTCGATATTGGCACTCAGAGAAAGGCAGTCGTCGAGATAGCTACGGTAGTAGCTCTTGAGGTTGCCGTTCTCGTCCGTCTTCACATGGCGAATCGGAACATTTGAGACATCGATAGCGATCTGGTTGTAGATGCTAGTGACGATGGTCTGATCGCCGACGACAGGACGGTAATTCAGGTTCGGATTCCCGAAGGTCCACGATCCATACTCGGGTGTGAAGTTCTTCTTGTCCGGAGACCTTGTAAATGCATTCCAGGCGTGGCTCAATCGATCACTAAGACCCATTTCACCTCCTCGCTCATTCGAATGCCTCCTTGTTATTCTTGTATGCCACGAAGGCATCCATCAGAGCAGCCACTGAGTCGATCTTCTCTTCGGTTCTCTTCTTCAGCAGCTTCCGGTTTCCGTTGGTATCCTCGAGGGTGACGCAGTTTCCCATGGTGAAGGCCATGAGTTTCTGGTCGAAGATGAGGAGGCGTTCCGACGCCAGCTTCTTCAGCTCGCCGAGGGGGACCGATTCGGTTCGGGCTCCCTGGATTACCTTCTCCACACCATACGGACCGTTCTCCTGTTCCCAACGAGTCACGAATTCCTTGGCATTGTACGGGTCGAACCCGAACGCCGAGACATCGTACTTCTGGTCAGCGATGTGCTGATCCAGATCTTCGTAGACCTCCATCATATCAAGAACGGTTCCCTCCATGACTCGGAGGGTTCCTTCTTGTATGAACTCATCATACTTCTGACGCAAGGCCCCAGGCAGCTTCATGAGCGTAAGCTCGGAGATGTATGCCAGAGTCTTAACACCGAAAGCTTGATTTCGGAGTGGGAACAGGAAGGTGAATGCACAGAAGTCATCACCTTGAGACAGGTCGGCACCCATGGCGCACTGCATGTTCCAGAAGGTGTTCTTCCTGTGCGGAATTGTCTCCTCGTAGGTGAAGAAGTAGGTGTATCCCTCCATGGGGATTCCGAACCTCTTTGCGAGGATGTCATTTCGAGCAGCTGGTGCTTGTTCCATTCGCTCGACGTCCTGCTGGTACCGATCATAGGACACAGTGATGCCAATGTTCGGCTGGGCTTTAACCCACATAGCAGGATCTGCTACTTCCTTGATGTCGTCAAGTCTGTAGTAGAAGATCGAGATGTGCGGGGCGACGTATTCGCCCTTCAGGATTTTGAGCAACTCCATCTTCATGGTGTCGCCCACCGCATTGCGGATGGTTCCCTCGGAGGAGACGGCCAGAATGACCGGATCGTCAACCTTCGAGGCTCCCTGCTCGAGCGCACCAACCACGTCTTCTCGAATGTCTCCCGAGAGCCATTCATCAACTGTGCAAACCTTTGGGCGCAGGCCCTGGAGCTTATCGATAGACATGGGGCGGACTTCAAGCAGGGAGCCCGTCAGGAAGTTTTCAACGCCCTTCTTAGTTGCAACCAGCTTTTGGCGGTTAGCCCTCGCACCAGTTGTATTTTGAAGGGATCCCTCGGTGAGGAACTTGTACAGCGGACCTCGGGCACGGGTGATAGCGGTCCGGAATGGACCCATCACCTCTTCGGCCTGCTTCATGGTCGGAGCCGTAGCGATCTGATGTGTCGTTGTTGTGTCAATCACCATGAAGTAGTTCTGGATGAGAGACATGTACATCGACTTCGCTGCTCCACGAGCAACGATCAGATACTGCTTGATCGTAAGGCGCTTCTTTACTGTTTTGGTCTCGTATCGACCGCCGACTCCGTCCTCATATGGGACGAAGACCTGGCGATCCTCGAAGTAGTACCAGCCAAGTAGCTGTTCGGCCCAGAGCTTGAAGCTGTCGAGTAGATGGAGGTCGGCTCCGTCGGACAGCGTGAGCTCATTCTCGCAGTATGCGATGAATCCTTCTACGGCTTGGTCGTCGTAGTAGTACTCAGGGTTCGCTATGAGCGAATCAATGCGGTTCATCTCACAGGAGATCTCTTCACATACTGGAATCTCGCCTCGGATGACTGAATCCCGGAACTGCCCGTAGTATTTTGGTACTGCGGTGTTCGAGAGCATTACTTCAGCGGGCTCCCCGGATTGCGAGGACGACGTTTCGGCTTCGGCGAGGGCTTAGTCTGCTTGTACGACTTGGGCTTCTCGATCTGCTTCGGAATCTTCTTGTTCCGAGACTTCTCGATGAGAGCCTTAGCCTCCGAGCGAGACTCAGTCTTCATCTCATTCGCTGCGGCCATTGCCTCTTCAGCACCCTCACGGGCCTTCTCAGCGGCTTTCTTAACCTTATCGCCAAGCCCGCCCTTTTCGGCCTTCTGGCCAGTGGCCTGTTCGAAAGCACTGTCGAAGGCAGAACGCATCAGCTTGTTTCCGGCATACGTCCCTGCCTTAGTGAGAGACCCTTCGAGGATCTGTCGAGTGACCTCACGACCTCGAATAAGGTGGCGGTCGGCCTTGAGCTCCCGATAGCGTTTCTCTTGCTCCAGCCGGGAAATTCTGGACTTAAGCTCGGCGTCGCTAATCTTTCGGTAGCCCTTCTTAGCGAACTTCTTTCGGGCCTTGATCTCAGCCTTACGCTGGGTTCGGGCGATGGTTCGCTCTTGGTGGCGTTCGTGGGCCTTCTGGACGGCCTTGGCGCCCTTTCGGGTTGCACTGACTGTCCCGGAGACAGCTTTCGCGGTTCCATGTCCAGCCTTTCGAAGAGCTCGAGCTGTGGCAACACGTCCATCGGAGGCCTTCTTTCGAATGACTCCCCAGTGCATGCCTTTTACGCCATGGTGGGCTAGGACTTCCCCTCCGTCTGGTAGATCAGTCTCCATGCTGCCTCCTCGATCAGCTTCTGGTATGCCGTGACCAAGAAGGAGTTTCCTGGCGGGTCGAACATGAGCCGGACCTTGAGCGAGATGTACGACTTGATGGCCGCTTCGTCGTTGACGTCCGGAAAGACGGACCACTGAGATTCCTTCTCAATGATCCCGAGGCATTTTGGCCCCAATTGTGCGAGATCCATCCGTGCGGAGTTGATGTACATCAGGATCTGATCATCGAAGGCATCATATCCCGGGACAATGCCGAGCGCCTTCTTTACGTCTTCAAGAATCGTTCCCATTAGATCCTCCAGGGAGCTTGATCGTTGGGTTGACGCTCAACAACTCGTGGTGTCAACCTCGATCGGTCTCCGAAGTGTATCGCGTTGTGGGTATTCTTGGTTGTCGTGATGAGAAACTCTGGCTCAAGGATGTCTGGATTGAAATTCTCAAGATCCTCGGGCTGGATTGGGTTCATGTGGTGGATCAGCGGCATGTACTTAATGTCCAAGCCTTCGATTCCGAGATCACAGGCTTCATCCCGAGCCAGAACAAAATTCCTGACCTTCTTCCACTCGGTTGATGAGTAGAATCTTTGGTTCAGGTATCGATCAAAGCCAAACGTCGAGGTTCCGATCCGCCCATCAAGGGATAGGTAGTCGAAACGCTCCTCGAATGTCTCGAGACGAGACAGATCAGAGTACGTCCGTAACATCTCCCGCTCCAGAGTATGTACGGAAGGCTTCGATAGCTTCCTTGGCGATCTTCTCGGCTTGCTCAGCGCTGACGAGCGCAGTCTTCTTCGCCTCAAGGAGCGCCGTTTCGTTTCTCAGCTTCTCAACCTCGAGCTGTTCTCTTGTGGAGGCAAGCTTGAGGTAGTGATTCACCGTAGTTGCCGGTGCAGTCCCCTCCCGAAGCTGCTTCTCAGCGAGCTCAAGCGCCAGATTGATCATCTGCGCCTCTCGTTGTTCCACAGTTCGAGCGGGTTTCGAGGGGGTTGAGGCCCTTTTACCCATAGTTGCTCCTTAGATAGAGGGCGTTTGGGGCCAATTGAGGACTAGATTCTAGGGCCCGATGTGAGCGAGACCAGCAGGAAGAAAGGAGCACACAAAAACTTCCTGTGAGCCCTAGAACCTAGACCCCAATTGGCTTTCCAAATATCCCTCCGGGGAAAATATGGAGGGCGCGACGATGAGGGCGGGGGGTCATTTAGGCGACTCCCCCTCCCCCCATCAAGGCTCAAGAAAACAAATTAATCTTCAACTTCAAACGTTTGATAGAAGTTTGTTCCATCCATTTGAAGGATTCGATCAATTGTTTTCTCAATTTCTTCAACTTCAAGATTTTCAGTCAAAGAATCTGTCGATGTGCACAGCCTAGCCACCAGCCCACAGGTGCCGTACCCATGGGAGGTGTCATAAGCAAACCATTCATCCCAAGAAGTCCTTGGATCGTATGGATTGTCTACTGTGCTTAGCATCCTAGCCATGATAGACCTCCTGTGTAGAGGCCCTGTGAGTAGTGGTATACCATGGTATGGGTTACCCTACCTCTAGAGCACGGTGTACTGATGATGTTGAGATTCCCAAAGCTTCAGCAATTTCAGAAGCAGTCTTGCCCCTGCTACTCATAGCCTTAGCTCTGGACACCATGCTGGACGATAGCTTAGGCTGAGCCCTTGGTGTGGCCAGCTCTCTCACTACTGATTCATCAGCCAATTCAAGAACCTTGTTCAAGGCAGCCTGTGAGATTGCACCTTCTTGGATTGCTCTCCACTCTTGAGGTGTGATCATGAAAGGCTTCTTACCAGCCCCCGTTCTTGAACGGGCCTCGGCTAAAGCCTGGCGGCGTGCCTTAGAAAGGCGCTCTTTATCCTTGGCTAACGTTGGATCAGCTTGCTTCTGAGCCCTAACAACGGCGTCGGCTAGGACCTGAGCCTGGCGTTCTCGGGGTTTGTTGCGGAGGGCCTCGTTAACTTTTGACTTGAGGGACTTAACCTCAGGGGCATAAGTCTTGGAGGCCTGGGGGTTTTTCCTGACAGAGGGGATTGTTAGTGTAGCCTTCCTTGCTTCATTGGCCATGGCCTTCAGCTCATTGGAATGATTGGCATACACCGTCTCAATTGTACTGCCGTCCTTAGAAACCAGGGAGAATGCATCATGAGTCTCGGCTAGCTTCTTGGATTTAACAATACTCTTCTCTGTCTTCCAACCTTTAATAGTCTCCCCGTCTTCATCGAAGATGGGTTTCTTATAGGTCTTCCCCGTTTCTTCCCAAACCTTACGGCCTGTCTTCTTATCGATGGGCCCACCCTTTGAAGCGGACCGGGCTTTTCGATCAGGAAGGTAGGCAGTAGAACCAGCACGGGAAATCAGAGTGGATGCCCCACCATTTGATTTACCCTGGTACTTCTTCTTGAGGGCTGGGATTCCGTTGTCAAGCTCCGACTGCTTGTAATTCAGATGGTGTTTCTGTGCATCAATTACAACCATGGAGTGTCGAACTGCCCGGGCAATCTCAGACTGAGTGGCGCCTTTGATGGTCATGTCGGTAATCAGATTAGATACCTCACCCATCTTAAGCTGCTTGTTCTTGTCTGACATCTTAGGCATTCCTTCATACCCAGGGTATGTAGCTTTAGGATCAAAGTCCTTCAGCCCTTTAAGAGCCGGGGAGGTCTTGACCTTACCGCTATTGTTTGGGATACAAAGGACCGAGTCACCGTCGAAGTCTGCACCAGACAGACGTTCTGCAACCTTGGGGTGGATTCCGATTGCGTCTTTAACCTTAGTCCCTATTGCTTTTCTGGCATGGGGGTTTTTATTGTTGACTGTCAATTCAGGAATCTCGAAGCGTCCACCATGAGGATGGCGAACCAGAACAACCTTCTCCCCATGTTTGAAGTTGGGGGCGTAAACCTCCGTGGTCTTCATCTTTGGTACAGGGAGAATGACTTGGCTTGCCTGCCTTGGGAGGGATGCGGCCTTAAGATCCACAGCGTCTGAGTCCACTGAGTCTGCGAAAGACTGCAGCAGTTTCTTCTTGACGGATGGATTCGTAAGAGCCATGATTTCTTCGAACTCGGCACGGCGCTTGTCTCGGACTTTCTGCAGCTGCTGCTTGGCAAGAGAGACGGGCTGCTTTGAAAGGAACTGGGAACTCAAGGTCTTGGACCAGTCTCCCCATGTTCCTTCATCGTTGACGATGTTCATTGCAGACAGCTTCTTCTTACCGTTCTTGTCGGTATAGTGTAGCTGCTTGCGAATGACAGAACCAAATGGGTTTGCCGGGTCACCCGTCTGCTTCTTGAGGGCGTCCAGCTTATTCCCAGTGGGCTTCTTGTTGGTGTTGAACCGGAGATCATACCCTTTAGGAATGTCATCCGAGTACATCGCCATACCCTTGAGGTAGTGCGTACCATCAACAGAGATGCGAACCTGAGCATAGTTGGAAGCACCGAGGGACAGGTCTTTGACTCCTCGTCTGACCTCGATTACGCCGTCCATGTCAGCACCACCCTCAGGTCCATAGCGAACCTTAACCCGCTTGCTTGAAACAGCGGTGGGCTTCTCGATGCCGTAGACGGTACGACCCCCGTCCTCAATGTTGACACCGGGGGCTTTAATCTCACCCCGCTTAGCAAGAACCGTTTTGTAGTCCATTCCCGGAGGAACGAGAACCTTCATCTCGGTCTGCTTGCCGGTTGTCTGCTGAGTGACCTTCACCTTGTGGACGTGATAGCCCTCAGCCTCAAGCATAGCGGTTGCGGTCTTCATCTTGGTGCTTGTCACACCCATGTTGACCTCAACACCGAGCCCGACATCGACTAGACCGTCCTTGCCGACCTCTTTCTTGAGCTGTTTGGCCAGAGCTTCAGTACTCCCCGCCCTTTCTTTGAGGGTGGGGTCTAAAAGAGCTCGGACGGAAGACTCGTTGATGCCCATTCGACGGCCGATAGCCGTGTTAGACATCCCCTTCTCCTTCAAACGGGCCACCATTGCGACGTCAGCCTTACGCTTCTCGTTCTTAGCAATGGATTTCTGGGCTCGAAGCTGGGTAGTGGTCATTCCAAGGCCCTTGGCGATCTCAGTCTCACTGAGCCCCTTGGCCTTGAGGTCCTTGATAGTCGACAGAAGGTCGCCTGAATGCTGATGGGGGTCTTTTCCAGAGCCCCAGGGATAACGGCCGCTCTTGCGCTTTACGCCGTAGTGGGCCAAATCCGTCATATTAGGCTTCCTCCTCCTTAATCTTCTCGATTATCTTGTCAAAACTGATGATAGTGCCCATAATGGGGGATATTTCATCGCCCTCGGGGTTTGCGATCAGAATATCATCGTTCTGGTAGATCCTTAGCTCGTAGTTGATCTCGCCGGGCCTCACGTCATACTCGAGGCAGAAGAGGGCGGCATAGATCATGAGCTGATCGATCTTAGCGGGGGTGACTCCGGTCTTTAGATCGTGGATGCGAAGTAGCCCCTTGTCAAAGGAGATAGCGTCAGCAGTGCCAAAGCAGTTGACCGAGTAAAATAGGACTTGCTCCGGCTCCATCCGAAACCCAATAGCATCGTTAACATAGTTGTTGAATGTCACCTTGTTTCGGGGCATGCGCATCTTCAGACGAATGTGCTCTGCTGCGAGCTCGTGAAGACGTGTGCCTTTTGCTGCGGCCTGGGATGTCCGGAAGGACTCGATCAACTTCTCAGGGGAGTAGTTGAGCCAGTGATACTTACTGGCGGAGAGAAAAGCATGGGCACCACTAAGCGCAGAGTGATCGTTGAAGTTCATCTAGAATCTCGCTCTCATTCTCGGGGTAGATGAATGCTGCATACGACATGGCGTGCATGGTCCGAACGTAGTGTGCTTGGTTCGGGCGGACTGAGGCGTACTCGCCTCGCTTCACTTCAAGGGCCGCCCATTTATCCTTGTAGAGGATGATGAGGTCGGGAATCCCTTGAATGTAGTTGGGGTCGTTCTTAAGAATGATACACCCCGGCAGCATCTTACCCAGCTTCTTAATCAGCTGGGCTTGAAACTGAGACTCACGCATAGTTGTGCTCCTCTGGGTAAGCCTATAAGAAGGGATAAGCTTTATCTATTCCTTCTATTCATTATATGCCGAGATCGCGACATGGGGCAGGGACACTAGTTGAGTACCCGGGCGGTTTGAAATAGGGCGGGGTTTGTTACAGATGTGACTGATGTGAAAATTCGATCGATGAACATCATCAAACATCATCAAACATCACCTAACAGGAGGTGTGCCAAAAAATCGTGAAAAATCCTATACTATATATATATTAAAAAATCATCATCATCAATTAAGTATATTATTTCACAAAAAGTGGCACACCCCTACTTTTCGTTGCAATTCCAAGGAAAAGTCGGGGTCGCCAAAAACCCTCTGTGCCACTTTTTTGGCACACCCCAAGATTTTAGTCACAGTAATCACACCAGCCACACCAGTAACACCCCAGAATGTTACCAATGTGACTGATGTGATTGTAAGGACACTAGTTCAGGCCCGAAATGCCCGTTCATTGAAGACTTTTTTCGCCTTCAGCGAACGTTTCACAGCCTCATCGATCGAAGACTCACTCTCAAGGAAGTAGTATTTCAACTCCCTGTAAGGCGTATTCAGTCGGTCGATCCGTCCTTCACACTGCTCGGTGACTCGCCAGGAATAGTTGTAGGACCAGAAGAGAACCGTATCGGTACTAGTACAGTTCCATCCTTCTGCTGCCGAGGTGTACTGACAGATATAGATCCATCGATCTCCTCCTGGTAAAGCATCGTGCCTATGTCCATTCCATTGCGCCGTAGGCAGTCCAAGCCGAGCTGCAACTGCAAGTATTCGCTCGAGTTCATAGTCGTAATTGTAGAATACGATAACTCTCTCATGGCTTGCGAGAAAGCGGAGGGCTTTGTCTGAACGCCAGTCATTGTCGCTCACTACCTTTCGTAGGGTTCTGCAGACCCCACCTGCGTCTCTAAGGGGTTCATTCGTCCAAGGATCCATACGAGTCTTAACGACCCGTTTATAGAGCTCTCTGTCATACTCACAGGGGATCCGTTTCCTCACACGAGTCGTATGACGCTCCACCGGCATCTCCACGAGGATACTACGCCGCAATCGCTGCAGCTTAGCCTCCCCCACGTATTTCTTGACCTTGGGGTATTTTGCGAATCTGTCAAATATGACGTGGTCATCCATGAACTCAGTCCGAGTCCTGTAGAAACCGTGCGCCATGAATACCGGGAGGTAGTCCAACCAGACATCTCCAGGTGTCGCTGAGAGCATGATCCAGGTGTTCTTCTTCGTTATCTTGAGGAACTCCTTGACCCAGCGTCCACTGCCAGAAGCTCGCTGCTCGTCAAAAAAGAATACCGCGTGTTCCCGGTCCGAGTACTTCCCGATGTTGTTCCACGAGTCCACGACAATCCGTGAACCAGTGAAAGAACACTCAGGATCTGTACTCAGACCGAGACGCGCAGCTTCTTCCTCCCACTCAAGGGAGTCCCGCTTCTTAGCGGTTGTGATGACGTACAGCGTAGGGGAGCCCTTGACTACTCTCTTCGCCAAGGACCCCCCTTTCTTGAACGAGGCGGCGTTACAAACCGACGTGAGATACCACGCCAGACTTGTCAGGGTCTTCCCTGAACCAACGCCACCCGCCAAGATGCTGCCGTTTCGCAGTTGACGCACCGCCTGAATCTGCTCCGGGCGATACTCAACCGTCATTCTATCCGAGTTCCTCCTCCACTTCCGCAAATATGCGGTCCATGGCGTCGTTGTACTCTGCCCACTGCTTCTGTCGGTACTCCCGGATGGAAATACACTCAAGATTGTCAGGGGCGATGTTCTCCCAGTCGCCGTCCTTTGGGACGACGTAGTGCTTGTATGGGATCGCTCCGAAGAACGTATACCATACTACATGGTGCGCCCTACAAGAGGAGCTCTGACCATCACAGAACAGATTCACACGAGGCGTTCCGCGATGGTCGTATGTGAGCTTCTTGATCTGCTGAGTCCCGCCATGACGAATACGGCCCCGAGTCGAGACCTGGTATCCTTCATAAGCGGCGGGGGCATTAAACCACTCCTCAGTCACACGTGCATCCTCTTGACGTGATCAAGGAGATACTCAGTGGCGATCTTCCCCTCCCGGACACGAAGACGAACCCCCCGAGTCGAGTAGAAGTGCTCAATCTGTTCCCCGTTCACGAAAGTGAAGTGCAGAAGACCGATGGAGATCTCAGAGACTCGCTTCAGCTTCTTCTTCACTCCCGAGACATAGATCCACGCCGCGTCATCAGAGCGGAGCTGCTCCTTGATGTCGTCCACCTTGGTGTACAGAACCTCAGTAGGCTCAATAGCCCAGGCGTCAGCGTTCTTGTAGTACTCGAACTGCTGCTTGGAGCTGATGTTGACCTTCTGGACGGTGCCCCCGAGCCGACGCATGAGGTACAGTTGGTAATTACCAGGCTTCGCAAGGTTCTGCTGCATCCCAAGGACCGTGTGGAACTTCTCCTGGTAGAGAACCACCACTTCCTTAAGGCGGTCAAAGGTCTCCTTGATGTAGAAGTCCTGGAAATCAATCGCATCAAGGGTCTTCTCGGGCTTCATTAGCGGCTCCTTACGAATAGCACGGTAGTACCCGGGCTTTCCATCGAGACCGGGGGTAAATTCAAACTCGAGGGAGTCGATGTCGGTGTATACGACCCGCTCAATATGCTCGTCGTTAGGGGCCACAATCACAATGGCATTCCCGTCTTCGATCTGCACACCAGTGGCCTCGAATGGGTGGCCCTTTCCACCCTCAACCATCACACAGAAGTAGTTCTTCCCGTAGATAGCGTTCAGGAGGAGCTTGAAGTAATCCTTAGCCTTATACCGTTCAGCGAATAAGGGCCCCATATCGTATTCCTCTTCCTTCTCGAGCTTGATTGCGGTCCACTGTGTGTTGGGTCGGTACTGAATGAACTCCCAGTCATCAATGCACTGGACATAGACATCATTCTTAGACCATTGGGTCAGAAATGTAACTGGGTTCGAATCGCACTCCATCAATGGCTCATACCGCCAGTCAATGACATCAATAGTTCCCTTGTGTGGGAAATATACGGACATCCGGTTCCCGCACTTACGAGTCTCAGTGATGTGGGACAGGAACTTCACCCCAGAGAGAACCCGGGGCTTCTTGTAGAATCCGAGGTCGTTCAGTTCCATATCAGTCCCACTTCATCTGGTAAGAAACATTCTTTGCATACTTGACGATCCACTTGGGCTTACCCAAAAGTCGAGTATGATCCCTAGTGATAACCGTGTCCTCGTCAAGTCGGATCATGACACGCTCTGTAGGCTTAGACCCGATAGTCAGATATAGCGCGTCTTCACCGGTGATCTTGGTGATAGAGTAGATGATGTATGGAATACCGACCCACTCGATAACATCCGGACGAGTACCGAGCTTCTTCCAGTAGCTGTAGTACTCCTTCCATCCAAGCTCAACAAGCTCGGTGTCAAAGTAGAGGAACTCGCCATCGCTGTAGAAGGGGCCCGAAATATCGAACAGCTTCTTTCGCCCCTTCAAGTCCACAGTAACCATGCGGTGCTTGCCCTCGAACTTACAGAGAATGTCTGTGATAATGAGAGTGTCCTCGTGGAACTTAAGACGAGGAAAGTCCTCCTTGTTCCGTTCATCACTCAGGTCCTGAATATAGGCCTGGAGCTCGTCGATGGGGATGGGACCCTTGGTAATCTTCCAGTCGCTCACTTGTTTGACGCCTTTCGCTGTCGCTTCGGAATATCGTACTCGTCGAGAAGGTAGTCCATGAACCTTGCGAACTGCTCAGCGAAATCATCCGCGAGCTCTCGGTTCCGAACCATGGGGATACTAATGAGGAAGTTGTAGCCGTTGCCACTTCCAGCAGAGCTACGAGGCATCACCTTGACATGGGCGCGGAGCTCACGTCTCTGGGGATGCTTGATGAAGGCTAGGACGATATCCTTACCAGAGATCTTGGGTCGATCGGGGTACAGCTCCGTACGAGGGGTCTTTCCCTCAGCCCGATCCTTCGCTCGAGCTATAGCAAGAGCCTTTGCCTCAGCAGCATCAGCCTCCTCCACGGCCTTACGAATGTCATCAGCAGTAACAATCAGTCGATTCGCCATTGTGTGTCCTTTCTATTGGTGAACCCCGGGGCCCTTTTACAGACCCCGGGGTATAAAATCAGCCGCGGCGCATCTCTCGGATAAAGATCCAGATGAGCCAGAACCCTCCCGTCACACAAGTCAGAGTGATATCAAGAAGGAAGTTGAAGAATCCGTAGCGTCGCATATCAGGCAGCCTCCTCACCATCAGCGTACTTAGCGTCGAGCGGGTCCTCGGCAATCGTGACATACATGGTGCCCAAATATGCCTTGACGCCGGTGTTGCCGTTCGCCTCCCAGACATAGGGGTTGATCGTGAGATCCACGTTCAGGATCTCGACGTAGTCCAGCGAGTCAATTGTCTGCTCGTTGAGGAAGACCTTCCGACGAGTGATGTTGGGAATGCAGACAACCTTCGGAGGACGGGCTCGGTAAGAGGCCTCCACCTTTAGATACCAGGTCACAGCATCCGGGTCATTCCGAGACTCCCGGGACTTGACATTCCAGCCGTCTCGCTGAAGGTCAGGGACCATCTCCTCCGGGATCTCCACACAGAAGGTGCGCTTGGTTCCGCCAGCAAATGGACCAGCGGCAGAGAAGTCCTTGAAGAAGATGCGGGCGTTCTCGATTGTGAGGTTGTTCAGTCGTGCCATTGTGTGCTCCTTAGAATATCAGGCTCGAAGGTCAGGGTGAACAGATGACGGGCCCATCTCGGCCAGCTTGAGTACTCGGCTGATGAACCGTGTGAGATTCTTCTTCTGCCGGCACTTGAAGAGAATGGTGCGAATTCCCTCAGAGAAGAGAATGTCTCCGTATACGATGTCGGGTCGCTTGTAGAAGCTGACCTCGGTACCGTCCTTGAGATCGAAGTGCATCTGGTCACTATACCGGCCAACCCACGAGGGCTTGAGAGGGCTTCGCTGGTTCACCCATTCCTCAATGAGGACTCCGTCGAACTCATTCGCCTCCTCGATAACATTGCCGTTGAGGTCGAACCCATCGATTACGCTAGGCTTCTTCTTACCCATGGTGTCTCCTTAGTAGAACTTGATTGCGTTGTTGGGGAACTGGTGAATGGGCTGCTCCGCCAGCTTCATCATCGAGTACATGAAGTCGAGAAACAGCTCAGGGAGCGCACAAATATGATTCTCCGAGGTCACATAGACAGGCCCGGCTTGCCACTCGATGTATGCCTTCATGACGTCAGTGTGCTGGTCCCATGAGAATACCACAGTTGGATACTCAGGGTGCTTTGCATTTGCTGCGGTGAAGTCCGCGTTTGGAATTATGGTCCATCGCTCGTCAGGCTTCCTCGGGGCCCATACCGGATGCGACAGAGGCTCTCCGTTTACAGTATATTCGAAGTTCTCGGTGAACTTACCGACAATCTTCCTCTGAGGCTGGGTCATACGAGCCACTCATCCTTAAGCTCAAGGTTGGCAGATAGGACCTGCCGCATGAAATTACAGGCGATCTGATACTCCCGGTGGTTGTAGATGTAGATGGGCTTGATCACCTGGTCCCCTTCGTTGATGAAGATCCGCATGATCATTACCTTGTGGACACCGTCATACGTCACAAGCACGCTGTTACCATTCGAGTACTGGTGCTCGATGATGTCAATGGAGTTGCAGATGATCAATACGTCCTCATGAACACTCGACTCTGCGTACTCAATGCTCCGGCGGAATGCCTCGAAGCAATCCTTAAGGCTGAGAAACTCGCCTTCGATTGTTAGACGATCCTCATGTGGTACAAGCTTTCCCATGTGTGCTCCTTTCTGAGAAAAGCCTATACCCCAGGTTAATGGGGTACAAGCGAGAGATCAGTCTTCGATCTCGATGCGGGTTCGTGCTTCCTTAACAGCTTCAACTGTCTCATCGAAGGTCTTTCCGACCTCGCGCTGGACGATGTTACTAGCGGCAACTCCAAGGCCCAATTCACCGAACCAAATCAGAATCTTTTGGATTCCGTTTGCGTTCTTGTAGAATTGGCCGAAGAGGCTACTGGCAATCATACCAGCACCAAGTGAGGTAATACCTGTGATGACGGTCTTTGCAACGGGTAGCATGAGTTTTCCTTTCGAGTAGAGGGGTCTCATTATACCCACAGTTTCCGACGCGACCCCCGGGCCCTTCTACAGACCCGGGGGCTTTGTCAGATTAGGACTCAGGCGTAGCTATGCCAACCCTGACAGGTGCTCTGAATCCACCACGCGTGCCAACGCATGTCCCAGAACGAGAACTTCCATACCCAGTGTCCGCATTGCATATCAGACTCCTATCACTGACAGATGGTGTTGAACGGGCAGTAGTGGCGGTTGTATCCCATGAATACCCGTTCGTAGTAGTACCAGCGAACAATGTTCCACATAGTGGTCTCCTTCTAGAGTTGTTGAAATATGATCAGGTCCAGTTGGTTCGTCCGCAACCAGCGTCCTGGACCCACATGCGGTACCAGAGACCACCGTACAGGTGCACCCAGCGCCAACGTCCGCACATATCACTTCACCTCCTTCATGAGAGTGGTAACAGTACGACGGGATGAATCCGGCATCATAACGAGCTCCTTCATCCCAGAATGGCAGAAGAAGAACGCACTCCAGTTGAACCAGTTGAAGTGGAGGATCTTCTTCTCTCGAGGACACGCAATTCGGCAGTACCCCAGCTCATCCTTCAATACTCGAGCATTCCAGTACTTACTGACCCGTCCATCAGGCGAGTATACTGTGAGTGTGAAGTGGTCGTGGTTTACCTCATAGATGATCGGGTCATCCATAACCGGGTCTCGGTCCTCAATGTCCTTCTCGAAATATGCGTTCCAGACGTTTACCTTCTCAGCCATCAGATCCAAGGCTCCAATCGTAAGGATCAAGCTCCAAGGGTGAAGGCCTCGAAGTCCCCGTACTCGCTGACCGCAGCCTTCGCAGTGTCAGCCAGACCCTCGAAGTAACTCCAGTCGACCCATTCCTTCCAGTCGTCCGGGTGCGCATTCTTGAACGCTTCGAACTGTACCCACCTGTAACCGGTACTGCCTGATGCGGCATGGTAGTTGCCATCTTTCTCGCGGAGAAGGATCCCGCCTCCACGGTTCACGGGGACGAAGGCGCCGGTCTTACCGACGAACTCCATCTCTGGGTTCTCTTCCGAGCCATTGTTGAGGTACAGAGCGGTGGTAACGCTCTTGGTTTCCGCCACGTCCTTGATGTCGAGCTCCTCCTTCGAGAAGAGCTCTTTGAAGACGTAGGGGTGCTGGAACTGGGCGCCGGTAGCACTCCAGTGCCCGTCACAGTAGTCGACATAGACGGCCTTGTTCACGAGGCACATACGGTCGTAAGTGGCCTCATGCTCGAAGGTGTAGCCGTACTTCTTGCCGAATTCCATGACCTTCTCGATGATCTCGGGAGTGGCCCTCGGGATCTTGATCGAGTCGGTCTTGATATGCGCAACGTCGAAACCCTGCTCCTGGACAAAGTGCTTGAGGTCTACCATGAATAGCGCACCTCTCTTCGCAACAATATTGTCCACGTTCCGCGGGTCCTTAAACGGATTGGCAAACTTCGCCGCAGTGAGGCCGTACACGGAGTTGATGACGATCTTGAGTGCGAAGGCCAGTGCCTCGTAATCGACGCCTTCCTCCAAGAAGGGGGCCAGAGCCCCATCGAGCAGTGCTCGGGCAGATTTGTCATCGTGGTGCTTAATCGCTACTCGGGCTTGCTTGATCTCACTGAAACGCTTAGTGTATCGGTCTCCGAAGAGGTTGAGACACTCGATTGACGTGGGATGCATGCTCGCAACGTCGAGAAGGGCGACGTCGACATAGATCCCTTCCTCGGCATAGACGTACCCGCCTTCGCCCACTTCTTCACCGCGGTAGGTAGACTTACCGAAAGAGTACTGATAGCCAGGAAATTGCTGTGAGAGATCGGTGTATACGAATTCATCCTGGGGATTCCTGTTCTTCCCGAAGATAATGAACTGACTGTGCTTGTTCGTCGTGTCATTCGGCGTCAAACCAGACAGCTTAGCAAGCATAAGACGGGCCTGCCAGTCCGCATGGAGGTGGTTGAAGACCTCCTCGGTTGCAATAACGTCGTTATCACAGTACTCCGCCACCTCTTCCCAGCGCTCCTCGGGGACATTCTCGTCCCATGGAAGGCCGAGCTCCTGGTGATGCAGCCCAAGCTCGATCTCCCACTTCTTGAGGGACATCTTGGTGGCTGCGAAGTCGTACACATCAGTGTAGGACAGGTTGTAGGCCTCGACGAAGCCGGCAGTGACGCTGTTCTCGATGATCCTCTTACTCAAGTCGTACAGCTTGGCGTTGTTGAAGCCCAGTGTACGAGCGTAGAGAATATGATTGTCGTACTTACGGCAGTTGAAGCCGATGAGACGCATCTCGCAGAGGGCCTCGATCTCCTCAGGGGTGGGGTTAATCATCCGATGGACCACCGGATTACCCTTCACCTTCCAATTCACAAGGAACAGGTTCGGGAAGACCTCAACATCGAAGAACACCAGCTCATCAGACGGGAACCCGATGGTGTTTATCTCGGGATCCTCGTTGGTGAACGGCATCTCCATCACAGTCTTGATGGCTGCGTCTGCTTGATGCGTCGAGTTCATGGCGAACGCGAGAATCCGCGGCTTCAGATCCTTGACATCGTAGATCATGTTCTGATCCTGGGCGTCTCGGAGGATCTTGGCTATGAAATCGATCGAGGGTTTCGTTGCAGGATGGATCTCCTTGCGCAGATTCCGCTCGATCAGGTCTCTCAGCTTCTTCTCGTTCGCCATGGTGGTTTTGTTTATCACCTTGCGCTCCTTAAGCGGCAACCCCTCTGAAATATGAGCTACCGGGATGTTGTTGCAGTGTGTAACCTTCCGCCTCAGAGAAGAGTCTCCTGTGAAGACCTTGATCTCAATGTCTTCGTCGTAGAGTCTTGCCAGTTCGGTAGGGTCGCCATCGTAAATATAGTGGAGATGGATCCCGTTTCCGCCCTGGCTGGTCTCTGCATATGTCGGAGGCCACTTCGAGGCTTCCTGAAGGTTGCGGTTCAGGTCCTTCTTACCATCTGTCTTGATATCAAAGTCGATGACAATATGGTTCTCGGGGACCTTGACGTAGTGGACCTCGTGAGTATCGATGTCCTTCAGATGAGTGCGAACGTTTGCCCATCGGAACTGCGGAGTTCCATTAGCCCCTGCTTGCTGAGCCGGGCACTCCACGAGGACCTCGTCGAGGAGTGACTCGGAGTAATCAAGGGCCAGCGAATATGGCTCCTCTGGAGAAGCCTCGAGGTCGGCGGGGTCCAGTAAGTAATCCCGAAAACCAGAATACACATTGCGTAGTTGACCATCCCCTGTCCGAAGGCGTGAATGGAACTCATTGAAGTAGTCTTTGAGTTCTTCTCGGAATATGTACCGACTCTTCGGATATGGGATATTACTCTCACTACAGTACTCCTTATACAGCTTGTAGGCCATAGTCAGACTGATGTACTCATCTGCCTTGAAGAGAAGGTAGTTCTCCTCAACGAAGTTGTAGAGTACATTCGTCCTGAGCATCATGTCCTGAGGCTTATAGGCGTCGTAGTAGTGCTTACCAAGACTCCGATAAACCCCAAGACAATGATTGGCAATCTTCCCAAGTTCGTCACGGATCTGAGTCATCAGTGTCTGATACTCATCTGCCCCCACTGTTTCTCCGGTGGGGGAGATATCAATCAGTCGTCGGATGATCCCCGACTTCGAGTCAGTGATCTTAACTGGCTTGTTAGTACCGATGAAAAGGAGAGCATTGATTCGCTTAGGATACCGACGAACTCCCTTTTCATTAATGAGAATGGTCTCGTGAGCGACGACACTGTTGAGGAGCCCATTTGTCTCGATTCTGGATAGGTCTCCGTCCTGATCGATGGCCACGAGCGAACTTTTGCCGAGAGAGCTGGTCGCGAACTGATCTGTCTTGGATCCAAGAGCTCCCGCATCGAACGTAGTTGTGTACCCTTGGAATAAGAGTTCCAGAATATTGAGGATGGTTGACTTGCCAGACCCGGGAGGACCATATAGGACGGCAAATTTCTGAATCCTCTTAGAATCCCCAGCCACGATGGAGCCGATGAGCCACTCAAGCTTTCGTCGAGCATCCTCATCATATAGGACTCCAATAAGTCTTCCCCAAGCGTCCGGCGAACCCTCCTCGAGGGAGTACGGGAGTCTTGCGGTTGCATAATCCTCTTTCCTAGGTTTACTATCCGCAAATATGAGCTTTGAGTTAAGCTCCTGGCCATTGTCAGGAAGCCTGGACTTCCATGTCTGGAAGCTGGTCCATAGTCCGTTGCTGTAGTTGGACAGTGGTTTCACAACGGTCTCGAGCTGTCCGTTGAGTTTCTTCTGGTGCTCGAAGAGGGATCGGTCTACAAACGTAGCGACGTCAAACTCGTCTGTAGACCAGAGCCCCTTCTCCTCATCCCATATGGCTTGGAAGTCTCGCCCCTGAATAAGAATATCCCTCGACCGTCCGACGAGGAACTCAGGGTAGATTTCCACCTTTCCACTTTTAGTGGTACGCTCGCAGATTCGGTAGAAATCCATGAGTCTCCTTTACATATAGTTCTCATTTGCGTAGGCGTTCATCTGGGCCCAGAGTTCTGCCTTTCGCATATCACGTGCGCCGTGCAGAGGAATAGCGCGAAGCGGGAACATGGATCCGTGCCCCATCTTCGTGTAGTCCCGTGCATTGACCCGCTCGAGGATGGACTCTACCTCTTCCTCATGGCGGGGGTTGAATAGGGCCTCATCGTTGTACTCGTAGAGGCCACAGTTCTTTACCATCTCCCAGAAGTACCATTCAAGGGAATATGGCGTATCATCATCCTCAAGCATCATGTCCATGCGCTCGGCCAAAGCGATGAACATCTCGAGCATAGAGCATTCCTGCTCGTTCAGCCACACGTAAGACACATCGGGGTTCTCTCGAGTGAATACCTTA